GTCCTACAGTCATTTCTTACTCCTTTTCTTCCATAAAAAGAAAATCCTTGCTCTGGCCATAATGGCCAGTCTCTGTGTAATCCATATCGCGCTCGGACTGGAACAAAAAGCCGGCTGCCGACATAGCTGCTTCCACATCCGGGAAGCTTTCAAATCCATTTTTGGACCACAAATTGAGTTGGACGAGGTGACTGCGTAAGACCTCACGGTCATCAACATGTTCTTCCGGAACCGCTGAAATTGCCTGAAAAGTGATATATCGATCGGGCCATGTCTCACCCGTCTGCAATTCCAACCTGTTGTTCTCGACAGGCACTCCCAAACCACTAAGTGCGCTCCGAACCCTTGCCCAAATCGTGGTCATTACTCAATACCTCTAGACTTCATGCGTGCTTTCATTGCCCGGTAGATCTTTCCTTTATCTTCATTCATGGTCGCGCGGACATAAGATTGTGCCTCAACACTTGAAGATCCAAACTCGTTGACCGTACCATATCGAACTACTTCTGCTGGAGCATTGATCAAGCCGATTTCCATAAACGAGACATTACCATCACGTTTGATTTCACTCCGCTTAAGATGATCTTTCAATTTGCCAGTTCGAACGCGCACCCGGCGTTGCATGCCTGCCAGGGCAACTTCAGCTCCGGCGTCCAGCATATCGCCGGCGATATCATCAATCTGCGATCGCTCCAGCTCGTTCAGGTCTTCCAGCATTTTCTGCAAATTTGCTGGCATTCTCAAGCTCGCTTTCATCAACCAGCTCCAATCATGGCAACCTTGAGCTCCTGATATTCATTACGCGCTCTTATGTTGTCAATCGAACGAATTTCCCATGTGTTTCCGCGATAGATCACTCTCCAGGTTTCATCCAAATCAGGCTGATATCTAATCAAAATAGTGGCAGCCTTGCTGGCTCCTGCAGCGTCAGCCTGCCAGATCTCATTTCCATGTACATTGATCCATCGGCACCAGGTCTGAATCTGCTGCCCCACAGCAGGGGTAGCAAACCCACCGGCATCTTCCACGAGTTTGCGCTCTTCCAGGGTGATCTTTGTTCGCAGCTCTCCCGGGTTGGTTATGTTGTTACCAATCTTCATGTGCTCAGCTCCAGCAGCTCATTCAAGCGGACTGCCTCTGCTTTAAGCTGCAGCAATACCGCGTTCAGGCCAAAACTGAGCACCGATTCTGATCCCAGCTGTGCCGGGTTTTCGTGCCATTGAACTAAAAGCATCCTGGCCGCTGCCTTGGCAGTCGGATTGATCACCTCATCCTCGGTCCACTTCCACCCAGTCGCGTTTTCAATATACGCGTCCACCTGCGGCAACAGATCCAGCATGTTCTGATCATCAATCTCGCAACGTAAAACAGTTGCTGCCTCGGTAGGGGTCAGGATGCTTGTCATTACTTCACCTCAGCCTTTTTGGCCGCTTTCTTCTGGCCAGACTCGGCGGTGGTGTCTTTCAGAGATGGACCACCTCCGTTCTGTGTTTCTTTTTGAGGATGGACATCTAACCGACATCCATCCTTGCTCACAGTAATAAACTGCACTTCAGTCATGCCCGCCTTAGCTCAACCCAATGGCGATTGCCTCTGGGTCCAAAACGATCGCGCCGTACATGATCGAGATTTCGTCCACGATCTGGCGGTACTCCGCATACCGGCGGACTTCAAACACCAGGCCGGTATAGGGATCGCGAATGCTGGTGGCATCGATAGCCGCATCACCCTCTTTGGGGATCTCGGGCAGACGGCAGCCCAGACCGAGCGCTGACTGGTTGAAAGCCAGGTTGGGGGTGTACTGGTGGACACTGACCGCCTTGCCATCAGCAGCAGCTCCCAGCAAACCAGGTGCCCCGATAGTCAGGGTTCCTGCAGACTCGATGCCTTTGGTAACAACATACTTAGAGCCGGAAGGCTCGTCAGCGATGGAAATTACATCGCCTGCCAGGATGGTTCCTGTACCGGTCTTGACCGTGATCTCGGTCGCACCAGCAGCGTGGGCTCCATTCAAAACATAGTTGGCGCCAGTACCTTTGGTGTGCTTTGTGATTTGATTGGTTTCGTAGACATTGAAGCCCTGGACCCGCGTGCGGTATCCGTTCTTCATCATCTCATCGTCTCCAGCTTCATTTGCTTTCCACAGCATGCCCATGTAAGCACGCATCGCTTCCGCGGTTGCTGTGTTCAACACCAGCGAGAGTTCTCCGTTGGAACGGTCATTCTTCGCCAGGATCCCCCACAGTTTTGCGAAGTACTCCAGGTTAGTGGAAGATGCCGTGAACGGCACAGTATCAGCTGTACCGAAAGCACGGCTGGCGTTCAGAATTGCGACGCCTGCCAGATAACTTTCGATCCCGGCTGCCAGCGCGTCAAACGCCTGCAAATACTGGTTTTGTCGGCGGATCGCCATATTGGCGTCACCGATCGCTTCCGAGGCTTCCCCGGTCACTGCAATGCGCACGCCTTTTCGGTGTGCCATTGTGTAAGTGAGCGCTTTTGCCACATCAGCAGCGGGTGCGGGCAGAGTTGCAGCAGGTTCGATGTCAACTGCACCGCTCACCTGAGGTACATCCCAGACCACACTTTGACCCTTTGCGGCTCGGGAGAGCTGGCCATCCACCTGGACGGCTCTGATCATCCCAAACTGGCGCCGTGGAAATTCCGCGATGCCCGCATAAAGGGTTGGAAACAAACTTGCTAAAGAATCAGGCATTTTTTACTCCTTCTCTTCAGTGACTTTGCCACCGCGTTTCATAAACGCAGCCTTCTCACTGGTATTCATCCCGTCGAATTCCTCGCGGGTCATGGTGTTTTTGACAGTGCCAACTTCTGCTGCTGCCTCGGATACAGGAACAAACAAACTGGCAGTGCTATCAGCAAGATCGCCTGCTTTGGTCAGTTTGTTGTAAAGGTCGATCGCCTTTTGTGCTTCGGCTTGAGCCTCGTCCAGCGCGGGCTCAAGAGCCAGAGCAGCATTGACGTCTTCCTCGGTGCCGCCCAGGAGGGTTTCGATCTCCTGAGCCTTGTCATTCACGACCTGTACGCGTTTCTGCGCCAGGTCATACGCACTTTTGAATGTGGTCATACTTTCTCCTTCTTGAGATTCTTGATTTTTTCGCGCAGTGCCTGGACGGCTCTCTCGCGTTCCATTTCGCCCTGGTCGGGCTCTGTATCGGTGGGTTCTTCCGGCACGCTGGTTGCCGGAGCCTCCGTAACATTCATCATTTCTTTCACCGCTTCCGGCACCTCTCGGTATCCCTTCAAAGCGTGATTCATCACTGACAGAGAATCCTTTGCCATAACAGCCGCTCTTGCGGATGTCGGCTGGCTGATGATCTCATCTACAAAACCATTCTCAAGCGCAGTCTGTGCGCTCATCCAGGTCTCATCTGCCATCATTTTTTCGATCTGATTCTGCTCTAGCGTGCTCTTTGCCATATACGCTTCAACAATCCCCTTTTTCAGCTCTTTTAGCATGCTGATCGTCACCCGGTGGTCGTCCACATTGCCAATCGTGATCGTCCAGGGGTCGTGGATCATGAAAAATGCGCTGTCCTGCATGGTCACCTTTTCCCCTGCTGTGGCGATGTAGGTCGCAGCGCTTGCGCACAACCCATCGATCTGGCAGGTTACCTTGCCAGGGTAAGACATTAGCATGGACCGGATCGTGCTTGCTGTCATCATGTCTCCACCCGATGAATGGATCCGCAGCAGAACTGGTTTCCCGCCAGCCTGATCCAATGCCTCCTTCATCGCGTCCTGGGTAACATAACCCAAAGGCGGGTGGATCGGGTCATAAAACCAATAGCTGTCCATAATGTCGCCATAGCAGTAGATCTCCACCTCACCGTTCCCCACGGCATCAAATGCCAGGGTTTTCCTGGTTTCAATGAAGTTCTCTTGTACTGCAGATCTGTTCAATTTCATTCCGTCTCCTTGCCGGGCATGGTTAGCCCCTTTTCAGTGATTACCGCCATGTTTCCAGGGAAGTAGTGCTGATCTCCACCCGGGTAGGGTTCCAGATCGTTGATAGCCCGGGCTTCGTTGGGTGAATAAATGCCATCCAAAATTTGGGTGTGCAGAAATTCAGCTTGTGTTTTAGTGTCCAGCTGCATCAGGGCTTTGCGCTCAAAGCGGAAGAATCCTTCATCTTGCTCCTCAGTTGCCAACCATTTCAGCCTGGCACTCTGTTCAAACTGCACCAGGTAGGGATTGAGAGTGGTTCCCAGATAATCCAGCTGCTGTTGTTCGTTCGATTGATAAGACTGCTTTCCCAAATTGAGCTTATACTGTGGCAAGCCAAAATAGTTAGCGATTTCAACTTCTGTCGCCTGAATGCTCTCTAAGAATTGCACATCCGATGCGTTCATCGTGATCTGTTTGAAATCGACGATGGCATTGTCCTGCACCATCACACCATCTGTGGCTGATTTTAGATAACTTTCCTTGACCTTCTGCCTGGCTTCTTCTCCGATTGCGCCATTCACCTTCAAAATGGCAGTAGGTAGCAGTCCGTTACCCATTAGGGTATTGCGAGAAGTGTTGGCTCCGATCTGTCGGTTTATCGTGTCAGATGCATATCCAAGCACTGACCTGCCAAACATTCCCCGCTTATCCGGGTTGATCATCAGTTGCAGGATTTCGGGATCCGGGATGTCTTTGACTTCCCCGTTGTCAAACAATACCTGGAAATAGCGGTTGCCCTTTCTATCAAACACTGGTCGCACCTTGCTTGCCTCCAGGTGATAAATCTCTGGGTAGGTGCTTACCGGTCTCCAAGCATAGGCATTGCCCATGCTCAACAAGTCTAAAATAAGCCGTTTTTTGAACACGAAAGGCGTTTGCCATCTATTAGGCTCAATTTCAATCAAATAAGCCACATTTCGACTGTCTCCGTCGGGCTTGACCCTTCTGGAGCCTCTTTCCAGCCTCTCGAACTGCTGAAAGGGCAAAGCGGCAATGTCATCACTCAAGATATTCATGCAACGGTAAACGGTAGACAGTTTCTTTGCAGTTTCCGCGCTAATGGTTCCAATCGTCGCCATTGGTGGCCAATAGAGTACAAAGTTGTTGTCACCCGGCTGCATCTCAGTTGGAATCTGGGTTATCACTGCTTTATTGATCACTTGTTTCTTGCTCACATACCCCATCCTTCCGAGAGGATCCGTTCCTCAAGGTTGTTGGCCTGGTCGTAAAACCGCGCTCTGCACATTGCCAACACCAACGCCATAACTGGGTCGATTCGTTTGGTCCGGATCACGCTCTTTCCTTTGGTCTCTTTGACCAGTTTTTTCAGGCCTGATCCGTTAGTTGCGATCGAGGCGTTTCCGAAGGTCCATCGCAAGAGCGGATTGTGCTCATGGGTCAGTTGCCCGGATCGCATCAGGGTTTCAACCGTGTTCATCGGGTCGGTCAGGACCGCAAAAGTGCCTTGCTGAGTTACTACATTGACCCCTTCCTTTATTTCAGACTGGGTCAGCATGACTGCAAACGCCGGGTCGGACACCAGCTCAACCACTTCGTACATTTCTTTGTATTCGAGCACCTTGTCCAGGATTGCCCAGTGGTCGATCGTATCGCCATCTGTCACCTGTACATATCCACCCATCTCCCACTTGTTGTAAGGGACATGGTCCGTCCGTACCCGCTCGAGCAGCGTATTGCGCGGAATAAAGGCATCACTTTTGAAATGCCAGTGATCCAGCCCTGGTTGGGGTGGGAACAACCGCACGATCGCCGAAAGGTCGGTGGTTGTTGAAGCGTCCTGCCCAATGAAGCATTTCTTACCAA